TCCTAATACTTCTCCCCCACCACTAAATGTTAAATCGGCGTTACTCCCCATAGTAGAAGATGCAAGTGAAGTAATTGTTTTGTTGGTTAATGTATCGGTTGTAGAAACACCAACTATATTAATATTTGCTCCAGTAGCATTATCTAATGCCCATCTTGATTCAGAATGATCCCATATTAACTGTGCGTTTGTCGCACCACTTCTACCAACTCTCATTCCAGCGTCCGCTGAACTTAACGCAGTGGAACCTGTAAAATTTAAATCTATAATTGGATCTTCTACTTGCATTGTAGCAACATTTGCTACACTTTGACTACCCTCTACAATTAAATCACCATAAATTTTCAATGATCCAGTCATATAACCCGCTGGATTTAAAGTCATTATTAACTGACTACCATAACTTCCAGAAGTATATATATTACCACCAGTATCATCATATAAATAATAATTTGCACCTTGTACAATCCCTGTAAGACCTGCATCTAGAGAACCAGTTCCTAAATCATCTTGAGTAAAGTCATCCCAAATTACATCATATAATCCCGTAGCTGGGTTTATAGCACTACCAACTCTCAAAACTTGTTTTGCAATTGTTGAAGCTTGTGCTTGTCTTGTTAAATCAATTAATGCCATAATTTAATCCAAATCTATTGGTTGTATTTTATATCTAAAAATAATTTGATCTCCACTTTTTAAAGTTATACCCTTAATAGTCCCCGCTACTCCACTGGTGTCATTAGTTTTTTTTCTAAGCCTTACTTTTTTATAATTATCAGCAAAATAAAAGTCTGTGCCTATTGCAGTTGTCCATGGCGGTTTACTAATTTGTTGAATTTGATTAACTGAAAACTTAAAAGAAGCAGGTCTAGGTTGATGTTTCGAAACAGAATGAAATACACTTAAATCAAACTCCTGATAATCTGAAGTAGATGTAGATATATCAGTAAATCCTAATTCCCTTACTCTTTCCCTACTAAAATCTTTCATCGCCCCCATAGACATAATATCATATTTAATCGTTGGAGCTCCGTCTAAATTATTCATTCTATAAGGTAAATTTGAACCTGACTCATCAGTAAATTCAATTTTATCAGCATTAAATATTGATTCGCTTACCGCCGAAACAAATTTCCTTAAATTTCCCTTATATCCTTCTAATTGTGTTATCATACTATTATCAAACTATAGTTTATTGTAATATTATCATTTACATCTAAATCAATACCCTGTATTGTATTTGCGCTACTATGTTTTTTATTAATACTAATAAATCCAGCACTTGATGAAGACATAAAAAAATCTTTGGAACTTGTCGTATCCTCTTGATTAGCTGGACTAGTTAAAATTTGACCATTTATTCCAACTGAAACAGACCCATTTCTTATTTTATGTCCTGAAGGTATCGATATAGTATAATTTTGTCTATCTGGTGTAGGCACAGTATCCAATGAAGAAGATTGTGACCCAGACATATATGTAAATTGTTCCAAAAAAGAAGCACTTACATATCCAAGAGTCAAAACCGCTTTAATATCTGCTGAACTAGTAGGCTCTCCACCATATCTCATTATATATCTAGTATCTCCACCATAGATATTAGTAAATTGTAAATCTTGTATTTCTTGACCTGATGAAGGTGACACTCCTCTAATAAAATCTGTTGCGCCCGCCAATCCACTTGGTAAACTCGACCCCAATGCTGTTCCTAAAATCCTAACTGTTTCAGTTTTAGTATCTGGTCTATACATTGTTGAAAAACTTCCATCTGTTTCATCCATAATATCTATTCTTGATGGACTAAAATATTTTGTAGTAGTAACATAATCATTAAATGATTCTGGAACCAAATATCCCCTAAAACTAAAAGAAAAGGTAGTTTTAATAAGACGTTCATTATCCGCCATCTCTGTATTATTTTCAAAACTATCTATATTTACTTTAAATTTAAATTTTCCAGGTTCTCCCCAATATGCTCCATCAGAATAATTAATTTTTTCAACTATAGCATTCATTTGTTCAATAAACGGTGTCCAAATTATACATTCATATGTCATTGTCATATAATCTGGCATTGCCACAGTATAATATTCTTTTGATTTTGTTAATCCTTTTTGAACATTAAACTTATCATATCTATTTTTACTTGTATATTTTCTTTCAAAAGTATAAAATAATTTTGGGTCATTAGCATCTAACTTATCTACAGGTAAAGTTTCATCTTTTTGTATAGACGACCTTCTAAAAACAATCAAAGGTGTAATTAATTGTCTTTTTTTATCTCTCAAATGACCTGTTTTACGAATAGATTGCCATCTTTCAGGATTTGCATATAAAACTGGTACCTTTACAACTTCACCAGCTTCCATAATTGTAGGTTGTATCACATTAGTAAAATAATACATAATAGCCGCATCATGATCCATCAATGTAACTTCTACATTTTTTACATTATCACCACGTTTTTTGGCAAGTCCACGATTCATAGATAGAGTAGTAAATCTTTGTCTAATATTTCTTGGTATGGGTTTTGATCTAGCCACTAACTACCTCTTTGCCTTTCAATTTGTAAATTAGATCGTCTTATTAAGAATGAATTACACACAACAGACCAATTACTATCAACTTGCCCACCAACAAGTTGATTCTCATTCATAGTTCCTACTTCAAAATGTGTATAATTCCAATCGAAGATATCACCTGGTTCAATAACTAAACTCAATTCTGTAAGATATTCCCTTTCAAACCAAAATTGTGCAGTTTGTCTTAAATCAGCTCCAAATTCTTCTGTATTAAAATCAAAATCATCAGCTTGTATTAAACAAGGTAATTTAACACCATCTAAATATGTTTTACCTGCAGACGCTTCCCCATACAGATTTGTCATAGTATCTGCAGCTGATATTCTATATAATACACAGGTTTGATTGATAATTCCATCTTTTTCATTTTTTAAATTACCAACCAATTCTCGATTTATAGAAGTAAAAAAATTTCTATCTGTTTGACTTAAAAAACGACTTGGCATATTTTAATCCTATTTTACATAAATTGGTAAAGGTACTTTTTGCAATTTTTCTAGTAACATATCTGATTCATCTTTATCTCTTTCCATCAATGATCTACGAGTTGAGTCCTCTAACATTTCACGCAACTGAGTAATTAAAATTTCTTTTTCTGTAGATGCTTCACTTCGTAATGAATCTCCATCTAAAGTAGTTTCAGAATTTGGAATTGGAATACTCGTATATTTACCTCTAATTGCTCCTAACAGTTCTTTAGCTAATGCTAATCCATACTTTCTAATCCATTGTTTACCAACATCATTAATTTGACTATATACCATATTATTATATGGTACATTAGAAAAGTCTGATATAGAAGCCAATGAAGATCCACCGTGATCAGTGCTAGTTGAATCGTCCTTTTCACTTGTTACATAATAGTCAAACCATATTGTAAAAGGAGTTGTTGGAGCTGGAAATATTCTAACTCTATTATCCACCAAATGAAATGAATATGCTGATTTTCTAATTGAATCATTCATTTCAATAGCCTGCAATCTTAATAAATCTTCAAATATCGGCATCATTGTGAAGGTTACTGCAGGTGACATTCCCCCAAATCCGAATCCTTCTATCATTTTATGAGTTCCATATCCAGTAGTTGCATATGGGTCAAAATATCTTTGAATTGCAGGAGTTGGTCCATGAAAAAGTCGTCTAACTTCTATAGCGTTACCACTTTCTGATACATTTGCCCATAATGCATTTAAATCATAAACTTGTGAACCACTATTAGCAGCAATAGAACCACTTCTTAAAGTTACATTACCACCAACGGGTAAAGAAGCTTCCGTACCATATCTATTAGATAATTTAACCGTTCTACCTAGAGTAGGGGTAACATTTCTATGTGTCAAATTAGATCCAGTAGATTGACCTGTCAAATTAAACAAATTATCTTTAATATTAAATTGATTAACTTGAGCGGAATATTCAGTAACGGATTCTTCGTAAATTGCATAAAACGATCCAGATTGCATTTCAACATCCATTATTGGATATCCCAATCTTTTAGCACACCAGTCTGAAAATCTGTCAACAGAATTAATTCCAGTTCCAGAAAATTCTGTATCATTATCGTAAATCCCAAACGGAGTTTGAGATGCTGAAAATGAACTACTTCCTGGCCATATTGCTGTTTGTGGCATTATAATCTCCTAAAATATATATATTTCTTCATCTATAAATATAACACCCCCTATAAATAGGGATATTTTAACTGGTAAATCTTCCATATCATGTTAATTTATCTATTGATTTTTTAAGTGTTTTAAAATTCTTAAATGCATCCATGTAAAATCGTTTAACTGCCTTTACTTTACCAAGTGCATTTGCTCTACCAATTTTATTTAATGATATCATCACATTGTCTAATTGAATTGGAACGAGTTTTTTATAATCCAGCTCGTTAAGTATTTCTTCTCTAATGATTTCTTTTAATTTTGATTTAGTCATTTTCATTTTGTAAACCTTCCATACTTATCCTTCTTTACCACTCTATTTTTTAACATCAGGCATCTATCATCATATTTAACTTGACCCTCTGTTTTCCCATACTTATCTTGAAACCAGGGAAGTGAAAAACGACCTTTTGCTTTCTTTTTTAATTCTACTATTGTTTCAGCATTGTGTTTTTTACCATACATTCCGTTTTTGTAGCCAGTATTTATATCTTTCATTTTTTCTATAAACTGTTTATATTCTGGAGTGTCTTTTCTTCCTTTCCACATATCTCCACCATGTGTAGTATCTCTTTGAGTATTGTATCCATCAAATCCTTCATATTTTATAATATACGCCAATTCCACCTCACACATATCATTTTTAGAACAAATTGCAAGTTTTTCAACTTTCATTTTTTCCCACCCATATTTTCTAATTGATTTGTATAATGGGTAATTATATTTAACTGTTTTTTCATTAAAAGCTAAACTCTTATGCGACGCCATCCTATGACTAAATCCATGCGTCCTACCTATATAGTTTTTACCACTTGGACTTGTTATTTTGTATATTGTTATTTCCATAATACTCTCCATATAGTAATAAATAGTTTCGGACATAAAAAAAGCCCCCAATAAATGAGGGCTTATTTTATTTGAGATTAAAAATCTCGGACGACTAACTGACCAAACTATTATACATAGTTTACGTCTGCTACAACGATTTGACCATAAAATTCTGGTCTCACCATTTTCTTAGCATAACGGGTCATTACCCCTTTACGAGGTGTAAAGTTAGCTGGATCATAAACAAGAGGTGTCATGATCAAAGGAACGTATGGAGCATAAACCGCACCAGTTTCTAAGAAGTTAGATCCACGGAATCCAATAAGGACTACGTTTTCTAACATATAAGGATTCTTATAAACTGTATATCGACTATTCAACATACCGACCTTCTGTACACCCATTGCAAATGAGCTATTTGATGCATTACCATCTGTGTCTGCTGCGTATCCAGGAATACTCTCTATGATTGTTGCTGTTTCAGGTGAAACCACCATCCAGTTAGCACCACCACGTAGAGTTTTCTGATGAATTGCGTTACTTACACTTTGGACTTTGTTTCCAAGAGTCTGGAACCATTCACCCTTTGTATAAGCATTAGATTCACCACTTGACTGTGCGAAAGCTCCGCCTCCAGTTGGACGTTCATATCCAACTCTTGCTGACCAATATTCGGTCTTAGCATCTGCGTTTGCTCTAAGCATGTCTAGGATTTCCAAATCGATTTCCATCGAAACGTACTCACTTAACATTGCTGTAAGCTCTGCTTCTGCATCAACACTATGGTAAGCGTTAAGATCTTGAGCTAGCTCAGGAGTCCATACTGCTTTCAGTTTACGAGTTTTAGCAACGATGCTAACTTGTCTTAACTGAATATCAATTTCTGGAATTCCGACATCGCCCGTATCGCCTGCCCAATCTTCACTTGTGCTAACTTCAAAGTCACCACGAGTTGAATCGGTAGGTTGTGCACTATACTTAACAGTCAGGTCACCTAATGTTCCTGTCGCGGAGTTTCTAACAATGAAAACTACTTCAGTATTAGCTGAACCAGACAGTTTTGTATATGCAGGGAAATACTCATCAAATCCCGTACCAGATATCGCCATTGAACGAACTGCTTCTTTATCGGGACGAGTCATACCTGCGGTAGAAACTGTCACTTTATTAAGTGAGTTATCTGCGCCTGCTGTTCCAATAGTTAAGCCGGGTTCATAGTCAATATCTCTTGCTGCAACAGAACCAGTTGTATAGGTTCCGCTTGCTACACTTGATGCGTGAATGGACTGTGCGGCAGTTTCCTGCTGCTTGGTTGAGTAAGCGAACTTACCTGCACCATAAAGACCACCACTTGCATCACCAGATGCTGATGTGTTACCATAAACATCTTCTCCAACGCTAAAGCCTTGATTGGCTGTACCGTATTTAAAGTCTAGATAGAAAATTAGACCTGATGGAAGGTTCATAGGCTGAACAGAAACGAATTCCTGTGCTGCCAATTCACCAAAGATACGTCTAACTAGAGGAAGTGCAACTCCACTCCATTCTTCTGTACCGGGTCCACCAACTCTTGAAGATTCATCAATAAGCTGACGTGCTTGATTTTCAAGCAACTGTGCCATTGTATGAACTTTATTTTCGTCTCCGAGACCTTCTAACAGACCGGTAGCTTCCCACTTTTCTATGAGCTTCTTCGTTTCATTCCGACGCTCAATATGCGGGTTATAGCCATCCATAATTTCTGCTATTGCCTTACTTGACATAATAATTCTCCATGTTTAAAGGATATTAGCCAACTTTTTAAACCGCTGCTTCATTACATCTGATTCAGTAATAATTTCTTGTTCCTGTTTTTCAGATTTCGTGCTAGCAACTGGTTTTGAAGCTGACCCCTTTTTTGATTCTTTAACAATTTCTTCTCTAATAGAGCCATTAACAAAAGATTCTGCCATAGTTGCATAAACCAACTTGACTTCTCTAAGGTTCTTTGCTCTATCAAACGTTTCAACTACTTTCATTTTCTGATCATTAGACAAACCGTACGACCTGAACAGTTTATTTGTGAACAAAAGTTTTGCATTAAGTAAGTTGACTTCGTTCAACTTAGAACGAAGATATTTTACGACATCGCGATGCTCGTCAAGTTCTGTTTGAAGATTTTCCATATCTTCAGAGGTAGTATCTTCTTCATCTTCTTCTTGAAGTGCTCTTAATACTTCTTCTAAATCAATTTCTTCTTCTACTTCTTCAACGTCAGGATCATCATCACCTTCAGTTATTTCAACTGATTCGTGTTTTGCTTTTCCTGGAACGCCTATTTTAGAAGTTTCGTCAGATTCGCCTTTGTGATTATCAGATTTACCGATACCAGAAGATTTGTCAACTTCTTCTTTGACTTCTTCTTCATCTTCATCTTCTTCATCAGCTTCATCTACTGATTCAGATTCATCAGTTTCAGATTCTTCGTTAAAATCAGCATCTTCATCTTCTTCCAATTCTGATTCTAATTCTCTCAGAACGGCTTCTAGATCAAGATCCTCACCTTCACCCATATCATCTTCAACTTCTTCATCATCTTCAGGGGCAAATTCTTCACCCTCTTCATCTTCTTCTTCAGAAACAACTGGTGCATATTTTACACCATTAATCTCGATAACTCCTTCTTCTTCCATACCATCTTCTGGCATTTCTTCTTCGGGAGCTTCTTCTTCTTCAGCTTCTTCTTCAGAATATTCATCAGAATATTCATCAGAAGGGTCTTCATCATCTTCATAGACACCTTCATCTTGAACTTCTTCTTCTACTTCTTCATCCTGCTCTGTTACTTCATCTTCCGTACTTCCGTCTTCAATCTCGGATTGAATTTTCTTAGAAAGCATAGATTTCAAGCGGGGTGTAAAAGCTTCTTCCAAAGCTACTTTAGCGTTTTCAAGAGCTGTTTCACGAACTGCTTTTGCATCTGCAATGGCTTCTTTTAAAAGATCATCCATTACTTTTCTCCTATGATTAAATTAATAATCACTATTTGGATTTAAAATAGTTATTGAGAACTATTATATGACATATTCATTGGTACACTATATGATGGGAAGGTTTTCCCCATAGTGTATTTGTTTTTATATAAATATAAACTTTTTTAACAAAAAGATCTAAAATTAGTCAGAATTATTGATTTTTTCTGTATTTTGCTTCATTCTGAGCTTAGCTCTTAGCTTTTGCCGCCTATTTTTAACAGATGGCTTAGTATAATAACTATTTTCAGACAATTCTAGCATTAATTTAGAGTCTTTAACTTTTCTCTTAAATTCTCGTAACGCCTTTTCAATGTTATTCTTTTTAACCTTAACTTCTATCAATTATAACCTCTATTTATTTATCTTTAATTCTATTCCAGAAACTTTTAATTTCACCTTTGGGATCAAATACTGTAGAATTAATAGATTCAGAAATTATTTTATATTGTTTACTATTGATTGTAATTTCACCCATCATTGCATCTGATGCCTGCTTCTTTTTCTTTGCCCAAAATTCTGCTTTTTCTATATCTCTACCAGCGTATTTCTTTATCATTTGGTCAGCTTTCTGATAATCTTTTTCTGCTTGTTCTCCACCTGGTCGTTTTTCCATACCTTTTTTAGCTAAACCTGATGCTCTATCCATACCTTTTTGTTTTGCGTCAGGATCATCATCTGACCACATATCATAATCAGCACTTTTTGTAAAATCTCCACCACTTGGTTTTGGTTTACCTTCGTCATCATCCCAAGAATCATCAGGGTCTCCACGAGTAGTATCAGTATCTCTCTCAAAATCTCCAGCACCTAATTTACCAGATGGTTCTTCTTTTTCACCGCCATCTCCTGACCCTTCGGGGTCTTCATAATCACCAGATTTTTTAGCTTTTTCATAGTTGTCTTTATCTTTAAATGTAACTGTTTTACCACCACCTTTAGGTTGTAGTTTCATTGATTCGGCTTCAGTCATATAATCTTCTAAAGTAGGTAAAGGATCACCCCAGTTACGGTCTGCCCATTTTGATTCTTTTATTATATCTTTTAATTTAATCACTTATCTATTTACCTAACTTTTTAGCCCATTTACCTTGTTTTGGAGCTGATCCTGAAAGTTTAGCAATTTGATCTCTTAAAGAATCTCTTTGTTTTCTAAGATTTTCAGCTCTTGCAGATCCACCAGGCTCATTCTCCATTTGTGCAATTCTAAGTCTTAATTTACTTAACTTTGATCTCATACTTTTAAGTTTTGGGTCATTAGCTGCTTCATCTACCTCTTTATCCTCTTCTTTCAACGTAGATGTTACATAATCTTCTAAAGTAGGTAAAGGATCACCCCATTTTCTATCTTTCCAAGGATCTGTAGATTCTTTTTTTACAGATTTAGCAATAGCTTTTCTACGATTTCTCAAATATTCATCGCTATCATCTGAATCACCATCATTATCAATGTCATCATCTTCCTGTCCTACTGGATCCAATTCTTCCTCATCTGCTTCATCTAAATCATAATATCTATTAATAATATGCCCCATATCTTCATATAAAGCTGACATTCTCTCTTGTAGTGATTTTGCTTCAGAAGAAATTTTACTAAATTGTCCTGAAAGAGCACCTAATTCTTTCATATTACGATTAACAGTAATTTTATCAAACCATTCTTCGGTTTCACTTAAAGCATGTTGTCTAGATGTTTTTGCTAAATAAGAAAGAGTTTCAGCAACACTTTTCAGATCATGTTTACCATAAATTGCTTCACCCAATCTCGGAAATGCTTTCAATGCGTGATTAAATTTACCTGAATTTACTGGTTCGTGAGTTTCATCTTCAACAAGACTTTTTAATTTAATATCAGGTGTCTTAACTTCACTGTTGGGTTTAATTTTAGTTCTAAACATATCCATATCCATCATTGCTGGCTGTGATACAAATCCTCCAGCTATAATATGTTCTGCTATTTGTTTTAAAGTTGTTTTCTTTTTAGCCATTTTTATTCTCCATAATTATCTCAATTTTCCAGTAGGTGTGTATCTTCTAAATCCACTTCTTACCTTAGTCCATAATTGTTGTATAAAATTCATTTCCCCATAATGTGTTCTTCGAACATCACCCTGTCGAATCCCTCTTTGTAAATCCATTGCATCATACTTATGACTTTTTACTCCATCCATCATAGTTTTAATAACTTGTTGTGATGCTTTACCTAAAATCTTTGACATTTTAACAATGTCTATATCAACTTGTTTAGAAGCTTCTGGAGAACTAAATGCTGGAAGTTCGTTCAATTCACTTTCCATTAATTCTTTATAAGGAGATCTCATTTAACTCGTTCCTTTTTAATTTTTACATGCTTCCAAGCTTCTGAACCAATTTCATCTTCCATATACCGTTGCGCTGCCGTCTTTGAATTAAACACTGCTCTCATCCCACCGTAAATATGTTTAGGTAGTGTTAAAACAAATTTATAATCCGAAGCTTCTAAAACATCATTCTTTTCAAGAATAAAGTCATTCCATTTACGCCAACTAAAAGTTTTATGCATTTTCATTATGCACCTCGCAAAATATCATTAATAATAGATTCTACTTTACAATAATCACCACAAGTTCTACCAGTAGGATTCTTACGATCTACTGATTCTTGCATTGGATACATAAAAGCTCCCTGCGTAGATGGATTGGAAACGAAGTCAAATGCTATCAATTCAAAATCTGGTTGTACTTCTTGTGTATCACCATCTTCTGATTCTGATACAGTTTCTACTGAACCCATTCCTCTAGATGAAATACCCAACTTAATACCTGCTTTAAATAATTCTGTTAAAATATTACCTGCCGGAGTTCCTAATACCTCTACTGTACCAACCAAATCATGATTATTCCAATGCATTTCTTTAATATTATGAGAAACATTTTGTAAGTTTACTACCGAACTTTCTGGATGATCTAATTCACCTAAAGCTCGTTGTTCTTTAATAAAAGATTCCGTATATTTTTTAGCTTCTCTCATCAATACTTCTTTTGGATATACTCTACCATTTTGATTTTTAGCTTCTGCCCTCTGTAATACTCCGCGAACAACTAATCTACCGTTATTTTCTTTCATAGATTCATTTATTTGTTCTCTTGTTATTTCAAAAGGTAAATAATCTACTAATAATTCTCGATTCATATTATTTCATCCTCTTTACTAATGAGATCATTTCTCTCATAAATTTTGTTACATTTTTCTGATATGAGTTAGTTAATTGGTCTGATAACTTTCCATTCGGTATATCAGCTCTCATCCTATCTGCTAACGCATTCATATGTAATCTCATACGACTTTCATCTCCTTGAATCTGTCTTTTAATTTTTTTAGCCTTTGCTATATCTTTTATATCTTCCGTAAATAAAAGATTTTTTAATTTCAACATTAATATAATTGTCCTACTCTTTTAGCCAACTTTATTAATCGCTCACTAATTCTTCGCATAGCCTTATGAGTATTTTTCCAATATGACCTTGAATCAACATCCATCTCATTCTTCAATCTTACATTCATTTTAGTCAATTTATCAATTTCTGCAAGATGATCTCTAATCTCTCTCATAGATCGACCAATTTTTTGTTTAGGTGTTATACTATCATCATTTCTATAATCGTGATATTTACCTTCAACAATTTTATACCCAGTTGAATTAGTAGCTAGCTCTTTCTTTTTCTTCTTACTAACTTTCCCCTTTCCACTAAATGCAAACGGAGTCTGATATCCTGGTACATTTCCAGTAAAAGTTGTTTCGGCCAACTTTTCATCATCTAACAATTCTATTATTGTTCTACGAATGAAGTTTTTTAGATTTTCTTGAGACATCTTCTAATTCCTTAACAAGTTCATAATATCGCATTAGAGTAATTACTTTATTTTCAGTCCCTTTATTATTCTCCGAAAGTGCATCAGCCTGTGCAATTACTTCTTTTAATTTTATACTAGTAATATCATCAGTTACACTAGGTACCAAATTTTTCAAAGCATCCTTAATATTAATCACCTCACCTTCAATAAATTCTGATAAGGAGTTTGTATTTGATACGTTATTAATATATTTTCTCAAAACTTCTTTTTGAGCATGACTTAATGTACTATATTTTTTATTAAATTTTTCTACCATTAAAGTATAGGCTAATAATTTAACATCTTTAGACTCATCAATATATTCTTGAGCTAATTCACTTTTTGGTTTCTGTTTAGAAGTTTCTGTAATTAGCGATTCAACTATATAATCTCTAGAATCTACAATTTCTTTCGGATTTATATCTTCCCCAGTAGTTTCATATAAAAATAATTTGTAAATAGATGCTAATCGTCTATAATTTGGCATTCTAGTAGAAAATAAAGCACCTACATCATAAGTTTCTTTAATATCTTTAATAAGATTAAACTTTTCTGATCTAAGTGTTTTATTTGAAAGTCTTTGTCTACTTTTAATTACTGCGTCCACCAATCTATCAGCCTTATCACGACGCTTATATGTTTCTGTAGTAAGTATATTATATAATTCTAACTCTTTTCCTAAAGCAGAATTTTTATGAAAATGCTTTTTAATCAAAGCTACTGCCTTTGACTCTACATTTTCCATTATATCCGCAGTCACCTGTCGGGTCAATACTTCAAATAGCACACCAGTATTTTTAATCTTAGTGTGTCTTAATCGTTTAGACATAAATCACTCCAATATAGTTTGTCATAAATAAATATAAAACTTCTTAAATATTGATTAACTTTACTTATTATTAACATCTTCTTTATACTCTTCATCTATTTCATCAACTTCATTTATTAGGGTTATATCAGATTTACGTTTTAAAGTATTCTTAAGCTTATCCAAATGTGCTAAAGCCATAATTTTACCGTATTTTGGATTACTAGATGCTTGTTTTTTCTTTTCATGCGCCCCTAATGGGTCTCTGCCTCTAATATGACTGTCTTTTTTATAATGTGATGGTTCCTTGGGTCTACCTGCACCTTCCCAGCCACCTTCTGGACTTCCACCCTCTGGACCTAATTCATCATTTTCTAATTCATGTCCAGTTCTTCCCATCGCCATATCTGAAGGTGTTCCTTGTGATTCACCAGATTTAGATGGATCATTTCCTTCAGATTCTATCTGAGCTCTTCTAAATTTTTGTTTGTAATCATATACAATCTTATTATCTTCTTTTTTAATTTCTTCATCTGTAAATTTAAATATATTTTTATAAATCCACTCTGTAGAAAGTAAACCATCACTTATCATAGATGACGCTAAAGAAGTTTTTTCATTCCAAAGTGAAATTTTTTCTTGTTCATATATTGTAGAAGGACTCATCAACTCTAAATCAAAATTAACTAATTCTTCATCTGTAAATCCTTGAGCATACAAATGAACAATACCAATCTTCATTAATTCACTCATTACAATTCTTTGAATTCTTTCAATAGTACGAGCAAATCTTACATCTTCAGCTGCAAGTGTTGCCTTTTCTCCAACATTCTCATCAAATCCCAAATATGGTTTTGGGATACGTAATGAAGCCAATAATTTATTTCTTAAATACTCAATATCTTCTACTGCTTCATAAGTTAATCCTGGTAATGAATCAACTTGAGTTCCACTATCTCCACCCCTAACTGGCATAAAGAAATCTTCAGTAATATTTTGCATATTATATCTAAGATTATATTCTCCAGTTGCTTTATCTACAACGGGGGCTTTTTTCATCTTATCAATAATTTGATTCATATAATTATCAACTTCTGCAGGTGGTATATTTCCAATATCAACTTTAAATATTCTTTTTTCAGGTGCTCTCATGATTCTGTGAATCAACATAGCATCTTCCATAAGAGATAATTGTTTCCAAGTCTTTCTACCACCTTCAATCATTGATTTACCATAAGGAAGATAATTTGAATCGGAAAGTAATCTAAAATGTGCAATTTCATAATTTTCAAATTCTTCTTCCCTACTGCTAATAGAATGTTGCGCAGCCCCTCCAGAAGTTCCTGATTCTAATTTAAATTTTACATATTCTGGATTCTCTGGATCTTCGTTTTCTAATCTAGTTACATCATAAACAGATAAAGGTTCTACATTTCTAATACCGAAACGTTCATCAACATCTAATCTTAAATAAAAATCACCATATTTACACATATTCCTTACCCAAGGCCATAAATTAAATTCTATATTTAATACATCGTAATATAAATTATGTAAAATTTTAAAAATTTGATCATTTGGTGTATTTATTTCAAGAACATTTCCATACTCACTTTTCATAGTAGATTCATCTGCATATATATCTAATGCAGAAGAAAGTATAGCGTCACCGTCCATTGCTTCATAATCTCTAAATAACCCAAGTCGTAACGACTTAACTAATTGATTATCTGAGTAACCAGATAATCCTGCGCCACCAGTGGAATAAATCTTTTTATATCTATCAATCAACCCTCTAGTTGGCATATATTGAGATTTACTAGTATCAATTACTTTTAATCGTTTTCCACCCACATTCCTAACAATTACGTTAGTTGAAAATAATCTCTTTAATCTATTTCTTAAGCTTGTATCAGCCATTTTTTCCTCTTTATTTTATTAACCAAGTTAAATCTTCTTTTTTCTTATCAACTTCCCATTGCCAAGAATCATTTTCATCAGTTTGCTTATATATTGCTGGATTCATAGTTATACTAGAAATAGCTTTCTTCTGTAATTCTATTCCTTCCGCTCTTAAACGTAAAGCGGTATCTCGTATCCATAAAGCAATTCCAAAGGAAATGACCAAATCATCATTGTATCCTGACATTGCCTCTGCTCTATTATTGTTATATATAAATACGAACAACTCGTCTATTAGTCGCGAAGAATAAACCTCTACCGATTTCTCTCTAAAAAATTCTTCTAATTTTGCTATTACTAATGGTCTTGTTTTCATAGACATTGTAAATCCAGGGACCATTTGTTTTTCTTGTCTATAAATTTTATTAGACATTTGTTTTTGTGTATCTACCACTTGTAAATCTTTTGACATATAAAATAAGTTTTCATAATCTCTATCTATACATTGTTGTATAGCTGCCCAACCAATTGATGCATTTTCAATAACAAGTAATGCATTATTATATTCCTTAGATATATTTACTAGTAAATTACCATAATCTTTAGTACCAATCTTACCTTTATATTCCGCTACTTGTTTACACTCTTCTACTTCCATGACATGAAATGCAGAGTAATCTGATCCATCACCTCTACTCACATCCGCGCTCACTACATAATCCTTTGAATAATTTGGTGGTTCCCACACCCAAACATTACTATCTACCCCTCGCCGCTCAATTGGTTCTCTAACATGATTAACTTTATATTCTTCTAAAATAACACCATCAATTACCATCTGACCTGATGTTACAAAATCACAATCACATTCTTGTGCAGCCGCTGAAGGACCTAATAATTTATCTTGATGATCTCTCCACTCTTGGTCTCTATCTGGATGTACTGACCAATGTAATTTTAAAATATTCCACTCATTTAAACCATCTTCAGCATCTACCCAAGTCTTATGAAACCAATTACCAACACCATTTGGTGTGGAAAGTGCAATACATCTACCACCTAATGCCAATGTTTGAGATGCGGCAGTCCATATTGAATCTATTCTAGGAATAAATGCAGCTTCATCTAAAATTAATAATGATAGTGCTTCTGATCTACCAGCCTCTTCAGAACTTGCTACTGCTTTTATTTGAGACCCGTTCTTATATCTTAATGACAATTTATTATCTTCTACACATTTTTGTTTCAACCAAGTTGGTAAACTAGCATGCATTACTCTAACTTTAGTAACCAAATTTTTAGCTACATCTTGTTTAGTTGCAATAACCAATATATTCTTATCATCATAAAATGTCATCATCCATAATGCGTATCCTGCAGTAAGTGTTGATATACCTAACTGACGAGCTTTTAAAAGAACATTATAATCTTTATTAACAAATTCTTTTAAAGTTTTCTCTTGATAATCGTATAACGCAAATTTTATTTTACCTTTTTGTGGATGTTGTATATAACAATATCTTTTTAAAAAATGTACAGGATCTTTTGCACACTTTTTAAATTCTCGTCTAATAGCTTCTTTTATTTGTTTTTTGTCTGTATTCATTGTTATAGAATATTAGTTATACGATTAAAAGTATACGTTACCGCCGCAGATATAATTGCACCGGATGTAAAATATAACCATTTATTTTCATACCAAGAAGGTTTAACCAATTTAACTTTTTTTTCAAGTAATTCCGTATCACCCTCTAATATTTCAATCTTTTCTTCCAACTGTGCGGTCAAAGTACTATCAGTGCGCACTATTTCCCTATAATTAAATATCAAGTCAGATTGTGCAAATACAATATTTTTTAACGAATCGACTTCAAACTGTAAATTCTGAACATTTATTGCAATTTTTTTTGATTCTTCCTCAGTGAGCGTAACTTGAGCAGAACAAAATACAGTTATTAATAATATTAATATCCATTTCATTATAATTAAAAAGATCCAATTATCTCAATAATGTTACGACTGTAGAACCGCCTGTTACTACTTTACTCAACGAAATTGGATGGATTATATTAGCCGATACTGGATTAGTACCACCAACTATTGTTCCACTTCCATTAACTGGAGTCAAAGTATAGTTAGTTCCTGTATGCACCATAAATGCCGTACTAAAATTTGAACCTGTTGCCGAAAATGTTGTACTTGCGGATACGGTCTCTACAACTTCTCCATATGCATTTTGAGTAGTTTCAACTGCTTTAGTTCTCCCTACAAATGATCCTTGTACTGCTGTTGCCATTATTTACTCCTATTTTTTTGCAAATTTTCTTAAAAAATCTTCAGCGTCTTTTGAATCTTTAATTTCCTTACGCTTCTTACTACCTTTTTTAACACTTTTTATTTCTTTTTCTATATCTGCAGCCTTATTTTTCAAATTTTTAGATTCTTTTTTTGTTGTTTTAATCGTTTTATCGATAGATTTAATTTTCTTAACTGAATCTTTTAATTTTTTATCAATCTTTTTTACTTTTGCCCGTTTTATGGATGATGCTTTGCCTGATATTCCTAGAAAAGCTAAAATTAGAGCTATAATTTTTCCCAAAGCTATAACTCCCGTTTTATTTTAGTAATATATTTAGCTAATTCCCTTCTATCCAACCCCAAACCATCAATTATTTTAGCTAATGCTGCAATCTGTTTCCTACGATTTAATTTAGCGCCTTTAATAGCACTAACTGCCTTATCTAAAAATCTTTGTGCTTGAGCTGGTAATTTTACATCAAGTTTATCTAATCCACCATCTGGCTGTTTTTCTGCCATAATAGATTTAATTTCTTCTCGTACCACACTTCTAAGTTTCTTTATGTCTGACATGAACTTCTCCTGTTGTATATAATCCTACACTTATAAATATATAAATATATTAAATTGATTCTTCCAATTTCTTTAAATATTCTTCAGCTTCTTCAATTTCTTTATTAATTTTATTTTTATTTACTTCCCACTGTTCTACATCTAGTGAATATCCATCTGGTCTAACCTGATTAAAAAAAGAAACTGTATCTGGAGCTTTTTTCCACTCTTCAATAGACTGTTTCATTTCTTTAAGATAAGATTTTTTATTTTGTTTAACAGTTTCCTCTATATGATCATTTAATTTTCCCTGTACAGCTAATTTATTCTCAAATTCTACCTGACAATCCAGACAATGATTATATCTACGATAATACTGACTATCAATTCTTTTTTTCATTATCCTATCACATTTAGGACAAAACCAAGGCGTTCTAGCTTCCTTAAAAACCTCTTCTCTTTCATCTATTATTTTTTTCTCTATAGCATCTTTTTCTTCTAATTTCTTTTTAAACTCATTATCAACCCCTGAAACAAATATTCGTTTTTCAGGTTCTCCCCCCTTAATAATGCTTTGTAATGCTTCGTTTTGTCTTTTATTTTCTTTACTATATCCTGACATAATTACCTCTAAAAAGTTAATAACCCTAAAATTTGATTTACAGGTGCAAATGCTCCCGTAAATTTGTAAACTTTACCTTTATACTTAAATACAATTCCTTCTGATGGAACTATTGAATCTAATCCACCAATGGAATTTAATTTACTTATTTGTTGTTTTAATGTTTCCAATTTCTTAACATCTTTGGCTGTTTTTATTTTAGATATTGCTCCAATTACATTTTTTCTTATTTTTTGTACTGCAGCATCTGGAGATGCGGCTAAGTATCCACCAATATTTTTTAAAATTTCAGTTCCTACTGCAAAAAATAAAACTTCAAAAGGTCTCATATTTTGTTTTACCATTTTTTGATGATCTACCTTATCTGTAGTTAATATCCAATCCAAAAATTCTGGAAATTTCTTAAAATCTTTTCTAATTTGTGGTATTTTATATGACTTATCAAAAAATGCCCAACGTTTTACTAAAGATTTATATGATTTATTTGGCATTTTTACTCCAAATTGTTTTTCTGCATTAAAAATAAATTCTTCCCAATACTTTTGATGATAAAGTGCTAAAGTATCTTTATCTTTTAATGCATATTCTTTTTGTAATTTACTCAACCTACTTAAAAAAGTTTTCTTCTTAGCATCAAAGTTTTGTGATTTAGGAACACTTAAAAATTGTGGTTTACCAATTTTATAATGTTTTTGTATATGCTGATTAACTTGTTTAATCATTCCTGCCAACATTCTTGCAGATCCTTTAGGCTGTCCTATGGAATTTCCACTATCATCATATTCTAAAGTACCGTGGAATACTATTTGAGCTTTATCATAATCTATAACATTTGATGACTTAGGCCACATAACCTCTAAATTCATCCACCTTTTGCCATTACCAAAAACCTTTTCTTTTTGAGAGTCCGATAACGCTCCTATAGATTTACTTAAATCTTTCATTGCAAAAACAAAGGCATCTTTAATATCACCTCTACCTGCAAACTTAGATGCTACTCCTTTAGTAGTCATAGCCTTTTCACCAAAATTCTTTAATTGTCCTTTATTTCTAGCTGTAACTAATTTACCATCTTTCCAACTAATCATTAAATTTTGACCATCAAGTTTTTCTGTAACACCATCTTCTCTATCAAGATTTCCACCCAATCCATTAATAATTATCTGTTTTAAATCTGAAAATGTCAAATCTTTATCATCAAATGGATGATTCATATGTCCATATGCTCCACCTTCAATTATTAAATCTAAATCCTCAACTATTGATAATTTTTCAGACAAACTTTTTACATACTTTTTAGCCGCCTTATCGCCCTTATTTTTAGCCACCCATTGAATCGCACTTTTTCTACCAACTGTTTTCTTTCTACCTTTTGGATTAGGATTCTTTACGGTATCTGGTGCAGATGTTTTCGTTTTCTTTTCATCATCTGATTTCTTTTGTTTTCGAGCTTTATATGCTCTATAAGCACCAAATGAAAGACCAGCAGCCATTGTTCCAACTCTACCAAAAGCCTTTACATACGGTGCAGTCAAACCTGTTGTTGCTCCCACTGCAGTTAATACTAAGAACTTAGTTCCCATTTCACCACTAAATAAATTTGCAAATGAAACATCACCAAGTGCCGCTGCGGATGCCGCTGCTGATAAATCTAAATCATATTCTGGGTCTCCGATGAAAGTCATCTTTGTCCATGCATAAGTTACCGCTGCGGCTGCGCCTATACCCATTACTCTTTTTAGTTTTGGATGTTCTTTTAAATAATCATCTAATTTAACTAAAGCCTTTTCTTTCTTTTGCCCAAACTTAGTTTGTGATAATTTATGTGCTATCTTATTAGGAACATAATTCATAATTTTTTGATATGCCTTAAATCCTTTCTTAGCACTCTCAAATACTTTATCTACACTAAATTTATTTAATTTAGCAATCGAAAAAGTATTCTTATTCATCATTGATTTTCTAACTTTATCTAATGGTTGTTTTCCTCTTTTAGCCCAATCTTTAAGAAAGTTATTAAACTTAACTCCCTCTTCTAATGTCATCCTTTCATCTATTTCTAAAATCAATTTTAGATTTTCATTTATTGATTCTTGTTGTGGAACTTTAATATCTCCATCAAAATCAATAATTTTAACTGGAATTTTATTTCCATGTCCTGTCTGTGCCATTAGTCTTGTATTACCCGCTAATAACCACATCTTACCATTTTTATCTCTAACTGCTATTGGAGCTTCTTGTGGTTTTCCACTTTTAATACTTTTTGTTATGTAATCCCAACTTTTATCATATTCTATTGCCTTTTTATGAGCGTGTTTCATTGGGTTATCTGCTTTTAAAACATCACCCGCATCACTATTAATCATATTTCTCAAATCATCATCAGAAAGAACTTCTTCTGGAGCATCTTGAATTTTTTGAATTAAATCATCTTCATCTTTTGCCAAGTTAGGCATTGCTTCAAATGCGTCATCATTCTCAAAATACTCACCAACTTCTTCTTCAGCTTGTTCTTTTGAATATGGTTTTGTTTTTACTACATTACCTCGTTCTTTTTTACCTGATGGATTTTCTTTTTCCACTGCTTTCGAAGTATCATGTTTAGCTATATATTTTTGTTGACCTTTCACGGACTTATCCGTCCAATATTCTGGATTCCATATATCGATTTGTCCCGCTTCTATTAGCAATTCTTTATTCCACCACTCTTTTGAAAACAACTTTAATTCTTTTAAATCTGTATTTGGTGTTTCAGCATCTGCACCTGGTAATACTGGTTCTTGTACTCTTACTTCACCATCTTCTAAACCTAACCACTTAATAACCTCAAATCCTAAACCAGACAATATGAAATTTATTCTTTCTTTATACTTGTTATGTAAGGAACGTTCACTCTTTTTACCTTTTATTCCTACCGTCCCATAAGATGGTGTTGGCATAAATCTATAATTTAATGTATAATCAAATGCAGGATCGTGTGCTTTATCAGTAAGCATATGATTTAAAACTACCCATCCAGTTTCTTTAAAGATAGAATCTAACCAAGCTGTAGATCCTTTTTTATAATCTCTAAAACCTTTATAATAATGAGCTGGTCCATCATCTATGGGAGCATTAGCCTGAAAAGTAGCTTCATTCAAATATTTTGATACATCAACCTCTACTAAAAAATCATTTATAAGTTCTTTTGTTATTGTAATATCTTCACCAAATAATTTTTTAAATTTATTAGTCATCATATTATAAACACCTTGATCAAAATAACCAAAGAATTTTTTAAATCTCCGTTCCCTATCATCTGCATATTTTGGTGAACCAAGTAATTGTCTCATAGCAGTTCCACTTACTTCCATTCCACCAGCCTGTATAGAAAAATGTGGGGCGGTTAAAATATATCCATGTTTGTAATGTCCCTCTAAATTATTCTTATTCTTTTTATAATCTTGATAATAAGTTTTTCCACCACTTTTCTTTGTTCCTCCTGCCAATCTTCCGGCATCCTTTTTTCCAAAAATATAAACTACGGCAGTAGTATCTTTATCAAACTTTTTTAATACACTAGTTGCTACATATGGTATCTTTTCTTTAACAATTTTATTAGATGGAATTCCCATTTTTTTCATATGACGAACTTTTTCTTTAAAGTTCATTGGATGCTTTGGCGGTTTTTTAATATCTGATGTAGTTATATACGCATCATCAAATTGTTTCTTCATCCACTCATATACTTTTTTATGATGAGGTCCAAATGGTTGAAATCTACCCGCATATATTCCTACTACTTTTTTAATTTTTGAAGTTTCCTCTTTAAATAATTTATCAGCTTTCCAAATATCTTTTGGATCTTGTGTCATATCTAAAACTTGTATTCTGGCATTCTTAACACCATGTTTTTTAGTTAAGATTTGAACTATTTTTTTTGCTTCAATATGTGATTTAGCTTTAGTATAGAGTATATCTTCGTGTCTCTTACCAGGAGCAATACCCCAAATTACAAATTCTTTTTTACTCTCATTAATATTTTCACCAAGTAATTTTAATAATTGAGTCATTACTAATGGGTTTTGAGTAAGAAAAGATTGTAATTTACTTATATTCTTAGCATAATTTTTTGGTAATACGTTTTTATCAATTAATGTTTTTAAAGCCTTTTTCATTTTAGGTTTATTTACAAATTCTTTAAGATATTGTAAACTAAATGTATCTGTATATTTTAAATCTTTATTTTGTTTATCTACTTGTTTCTTAACTGTTTTTGGATCAGGTGCCCCCATTATAGTTCCATCTCCAGCAGTTATTCCAATAAACTCTTTGACAATTTTTTGTTTTTCAATCCACTTTTTAGCTTGTCTGCTTTTTATTGGTTTTTTAATAAATTTACCAATACCCTTTTTCACCAACATATTAAACTTTTTCTGTGCTTGTTTTGGATTTAAAGTAGCATTATTATCTACCAACATAAAGTTAGACCCACCAAATAGTCCTTGAAAATATGCCATATTCTTTTGAACATTATTCCAATACTTTTCTACAAGTTCAGATGGTAAAACTCTATCTCTTAATTTGTTTCTCATTTGTGCAACTTCTAATGAAGTATTTACAAATACCATATAGGTATCATAACCTAAATCAATTAATTTTTGTCGTTCTATTTTTACTTCATTAAATTTATGTCCAGTTCCATCAATAATAACACCAAGTCTACCTTGTGAATATAACTTTAATCTTTGTTTACTCAAGGCTTTAGCATGTTTTCTAACACCCATATGTGCACTATAACCTGGATCTGTAATCTGTCTAAATAAATCATCTGGCATATTATCTAAATCCGTTGTACCAAAGTATTTTTTCAGAAAATTTTCTAATTCTGTATCTTGATTAACAAGTTTTAATCCATAAGCAGAAACATTTACTTTATCTGGTATTCCAAACAATCCACCAGCAACATATGACTTTCCACTTCCAGGACCACCTGCAAGAAAAACTGCTTTAAATATACCTGGGTCATTTACTCCTTCTCTAATAGAACGATTTAATCTACCATAAACCCGCTTCTGTCGCTTTCTCATACCCAACCCTGTAGGTATCCAATTTTTAGGCCACTCTTCAGTAACTTCTTCTTTATCAAAAATATTAGTTTTGGGCATTAATCTGAACTTTAAAGCTGGTCTACCGTTTATTAGTAAATCACCTTTTTCATTCCAATCTATTTTCTTAACGACTACCTTTTTGTTTTTGAATTTTCCCATCTTGACTGTATCACCAATCTCTATAGGTAAATCTACACTCTCATCCAAAAAAGGTTTAGTTAACCATTCAGTTAATTTATCCATTTAACTTTCCTATGCCATTTAAGCACTATACTTCCAACGCACGTCTAAACCACCCAAACAAAAATCTTTCCTGCTCAGGTTTTCTCGCTACTAAATCCATATAATATTTAACTCTATAGCAACGAACTCTATCTAATTCGGGGGTATGTTTTGCTAATGCTGCCTTTGTTCCAGGTCCAAAACCACCATCAACTGTTAACTTACCACCTTTACCATTTATTGCTCTCTGTAATATTTTGACTGCCGAACCTCTTCCCTGATTGACTGCCATATCAAAGAATATATGTTTTAAGTTTTCTGGTAAGTCATCTACCTTATTCTTATCCCAATAGTCTTTTTTATAAATATCTTTTGCACCTTCTTTTGTAAGGTTTTTGATATCTACATCTGGATAGAATCTACCTGCTATACCAAAGTTGGTTTCACCACCTAAATCTTTTGGGTCGTGGACATAACCACCTTCGTGTTCTAAAGTTACTTCAATTATATCGTCAAATGACGTTAAAACTTCTTCTCGCATTGTATTGCTCCTAATATTGGGTACAGTTTCACTATTGCTTTTTTTAAACAATGAAATAAAAAATTCTATTATTTTACGTAATTCCATCACTTATAAATATAACTTTCATTTATTACTTTGTAACTTTAGATTTTTCCTTTATAGGTTTAATATCTGTTTGTCCTGTTAATTTATAACCCAAAACTTCAGCATTTTTCTGTCTTGTTTTTTCAAATACTGCTAAATCTTTTTTCCCCATTAATTCAGAGCTACCAAATCCTTCATCTATTTCAAGTGATTCTTTTTCATATTTATCTTTAATTTTACCTATTTCTGCATGAGATTTTCTTTTACCCGCGGCTTGTTGTATTTTACGCATTCCTTCTTTACCATATTTTTTTACACCAGCACGATATAAAATACCACTTTCATCTACGGATTCGGATTTCCATCCTTTTTGTTGTGCCATTTTATCTATTTTAAGCCACTCACCCCCCAACTTACGTTCCATTTTTTTCCAATCTCTTGGGTTAGTTATTGCCATCCGCTTAAAAAATCTCCACATGCCTTCCCAATTAGGTTCTACATTAATAGTTCTAGCTTCATTTACGGATTCACTTTTCACTTTATTCCCTAATAATTTTACCCATTGGTCGTGTTTCATTGAAACTGAACCAGCAGTTATGTTACCATATGTAATGTTATCCATATCTCTCGGTTTACCACCACCAATTGCCTTTAGGGCTCTTTTTCTGAAATCATTTGGTATAATATCTTTTCCAAATCTGGATACTCTCACTTCAATCCAGGGATTATGATTTGCTTGTTTTATAACTCTAACCCTTACAGGTACTTTAAGAAGTTTTTTCATATATGGTTTTAATTTTCTTGCGTATTTTGGATATTCTGCCCACTCATCTTTTGAAATTTTTTCATGTACATCACAACAAACTTTTCCTTCTTTACAATTACCACAACACTCTTCATTTACAGATTCATTTTTAAAAGCGGTATCTAATATCTTTTGTGCATTATGTTTCATAAACATATTTGTGTGTGGATTTAACCCTCTATTAATTGCTGCAATATAAGCCCTTTTTAATTTATCAGCTTCAACACTACCTAAATTTTGGTATATAGATGCTACATCTTTATAAATCTTATCCATAGTTTTTTTAAACTTGGGTTTCATTACTTTTAGATTACCTTTTTCTTTTGGAGTAGCTTCATTTATGGATTCTTCTTTAACAAAAGATTTACCATATCCTGTAAATACTTTACCAAATTCCACACCCTGTGGTAATTCAATAGATTCATTTACTGATTCGTTTTGACCACGTTTCCAAGATTTCATTAGAGTATAAAATTTACCAACATTTCTGGTAAAGTTTGTTAAAAATATTTTTTCATCAGTTTTATCACCAGTTAATTTAGTATTAGCTTTACCAAGTTTAACAACTGTTTTGAAAAAATCTCCATAGTCCTTTTCAAACTTATTCCATTCGGTATTTGTGCTTCTAGCTTCATTTACTGATTCTTGTAGTGGAGTCATATATCCCCCAATCTTTTTCTTCTTTATCATAGTCATTGGTATGGTGTATCTCCAATTATCATTTGGATTATAAACTTTCATTCCTTTAGAGTCTATACTCAATACTTTAACTTTGTCTTTCCATTTTCCATAGTTAAGTAAATACCATTTCCCTACTTCTACGGATCCACCTTTACTATGTGCTATTTTAGCTTCATTTACGGATTCTTTAAGTGGTTTTCCATTTCTCAAAACCCTCTTAATAAATTTTACTCTTATTTGACTATCAAAATTTGATTTAGATAATTTTGCATCAGATGTAAACATTCCAC